CATCTAATACTTTTAATTCGTGACCTTCAACATCTATGCTTAAAATGTCTATCTTGTCTATCTTATACTTTTCAAGGATTGTATCTAGTTTATACATTGGCAGATTAGTTGCTTCAACTTTACCGTGATATAAACCACTTAATTGAGGAAATCTATGAAAAACAAAATCTACTTTGCCGTCTTGATCTCCAACTACACTATTATCTACCAACTTTCTTTTATCTAAACCTTCGTGTCTTTTGTCTGGTTCTATACAAAGAACAGTCCAGCCTTTTTGTTCAAAAAAATAAGAATTACTATTTTCTATACCTCCTGCTCCAACATCAACAAAAATACCAGTTTTTGGTAAATTACATTCTTCATCAAGATATTTGTCTTCTCCAAATTGGCTGTAATATATTTTCATTTTTAGATAATGCCATCTAATTCTGGGGGGTGTGTTCCTTCAAAATTGATAACTGAACCTCCACCGTGGGTCCATTGAGTATCTTGTCCTGGCTTCCAGTTAGTCCAAGTGTCTTTAACTTCTAGTTTTGCACCATCACGTTTTTTATAAAATTCTAGTTTTTCTCTAATTCGTTTACCATCTTTCATAGCTCCGTAATGATGAAAGTGAATATCTTGAACATATATTTCTCCACCAAGTTTTCTAACTGATATGCCATCACTATTTTCAACTGGTGTTTCGTGTCTATTCCAATGTAAAGTTTTTTCTTCATACTTGAAAAATCTGAATAAGTAAGCGTCCCATTGAGAGCCAACTGCAATTAAGTCTTTTTGTTTCCAAAAATGGTAAGCTGGATACCATACTACTGACAAATCTTCTCTTTCTTTAATCAAGCTCACTAGCTTATCTAGTTCGTTTTGTTCCCAAACTTCATCTGCGTCAAGAACCATAATATAATTACAACCTTTGCCAATTAAATCTAATGCTCTATTTCTTAATTCTGATTTGCTAGAAGCCCACCCGTACCTGTCGTAGATTATTTTACCTTCTTTATCTTCACTAATAACTTTCAATACTTCTTTTTTTGTTTTATCTACTGACAAACCAATTTTGTTAGAAGCGTGAGCAAATTCTTTTACAGCACCTTCAACTACTGCAACCTTAGAGATATTCTTATGCCTAATTACCGATCTAAGTGAAGCTCCAATAAACTTGTCTTCATTTAATGCTATTTGTACTACTCCTATTTTTGGTTCTTTAATTTTTTCAACTACTTCTTTAACTCTCTTTTCCATAACTTCAAAGTTAAAGGCGTTGCTTTGATTAGATGATTTATTGTCTTCTAAGGCTTCTCTTAATTTTCTACCAAGAGATTCTTTATCGTTCCAGTCTGCAAAGTAAACTAATTTCTTATTAGCATTGTTTGATATTTCTTCAAAAGTAGGAAAATCATAACAAACACAAGGCACTCCACAAGCAATAGATTCTGCCAACCACATTCCAAATCCTTCAAAAATAGCACCATTGATTGTCGCTCTGCTTTTTTTGATAATTTCAAACTTTTCTTCATCAGTAGAACTTAAATGAACTACAACTCTGTCTTGCATATCTCTCATTTTAACTAACTGATCAAACCCAATTCCATCTATACTTGTAATAACGTGTAATTCACAATCTGTACTTTTAACTGCGTCTAAAACGTGGTCTAATTTTTTATGATAATCAAGTCTTGAAACAAACGTAACCCAGTTTTCTTTTTTTAACTTCTTAGGGGTAACATCTCTAGCTTTGTCGTTAATGCAAGGATAAACTTCAAAAACTTGATCTTCGGTTTTGTTAAGCCAATCGTAGATGTATTCATTAGCATACTTACAAAGACTTATTATGTTTACTTGAGGTTTTTTTAATTCTTCAAGTAATGGTTTCCAGCCTGGCCAACCGTGTTTTCCTCTGTATATTTCCATCATTGGAAAAGGATCGAATATTTCGGCAAAGACTGGTCTGTTGTATCTTTCGCCTAGTTTAATAGCTTGTAAATTACCTATTATAGGAGAACCAAAGTAAGCTGACGCTTTAATATCAACTTTATCAATATCTCTCACTAAAACAATTTCGGGCTGTGGGTATCTGGCAAAGTTGCTTATAAAAACTGGCATTCTGTTAGTAAATACAAGTACGTTATATCCTGCTGATTTCAAAGCTGTTGCTAACCACCAAGAATAGTATCTTCCACCAGTAATGTGTTGAGTGTCTTCTGTTAAAAAAACAATTGTATTAGGAATTTCTGCATTTCTTTTATTGATTGATCCAATAGGATTATTGTCTTCTTTACTAAAGTAAATTCTTTCTGCCATTCCACAGATACATTTACCTGGGTGTGCTGAAAATGATTTACATACAGGACATATGTAGGGCATTAGTTGTTTTCTATTCGTTATCTTCTAGTTCTTCTTCTGGTTTTTGTTTTGCTTGTGGGCTACTAGGTGGGAAAGGCAAGTTCATTGCTGTATTTTCCATTTTCTTATCATACTCCTCGTTAGCTTCTTCTAATTCTTTATCTATGTCATCAACTTTAGCACTCATATTAAGCAAAAGCATTTTAACTCTATCCGTAATTAAACCTTGTTCAGATAAGAACCTAACAATTTCTAGGTTGAGAGTAAGGTCATCTTGCATAATCTCAGGCCATTTGATAATTACATCAACATTTGAATCTACTTTTGCCCAACCATTTTGTTCGGCTATTTGCAAAACTGTTAAGAATAATTTTTCATAAAACTTAGCAAATTCTTTTTGTTTTCTTTTAGCTTTTACTAAGGCGACTGGCATTTGTTCTGATACAGAGGCTTTAGATGACTTGACTGCTGTGCCAAATACAAATTCTGGAGTTTCAGAAGTTTGCACAATAAGTTTGAATAAAAGTTCTAGAATGGTTTTGGCTTTATCTGCACCATCTCCACCTTGTACGGTTTCGATTGAAAAGCCATCGCCACCTGCAAAGACTTTATCTTTATCCCATCTTAACTCATATTCTTTAGTTACTTCGTTGTAAACACCGTTAGCTCTAATCCAAGTATCCCAATTATCTATACCTTTGAAAAAAGTAGCTGGTGCTGTGTCGTAAAGGTTGCCTTTAATTGCTGAAGCTAGAACTGCGTGATAATTAGCAAAGAGGTAGTAGAGATTTTGATATTCACTTGAACCGTAGCGTTCTCTAGCGTCTGCTTCATTATGGAAAGCAACAATGGGTAAAGGGCGTTCATCTTCAATCTCCTCATCTCCTTCTTGTTCACCACCTTTAATAATTTTGAAAGTGTCATCTTTATTCTTATCAAATTTCTTTAACGTATAGAACGGGTAAGTTTTTCTGTACTCTGCTAAATACTTGATGGTGTTCTTGTGATTGGTTGGTTCGTCTTCATCATCTTCAACAATAAAAGTAACATCAAAGCCAATCACTTCACCCGTGAGTTTGTCTTCAACTATTTCAACCTGTTCTGGTGGGATAATAGTAGGCGTTAAGTCTTTATTTATCAAGATATACTGGTCGCCATCTCTCAGGGTATTTCTAGCTGTTTTGAAAACTTCTGATGAGTATTTTGCCAACCAATTATCTAATAAATCCTTATTGTATTCTAGAGTGCCTTCGGCTATGGATTGTTGAACTGAACCACCAACAATACTTGTATGATTGACATAGATTTCTGGGTCACGAGAAAATGCTAAAGCTGAGGCTGTATTGACAATAGGTTTACCAAAACTTGCACCAAGCAAAAATTCTTTGCCATATTCTTTATTATCCTTCTTTATTACCGAAGCATAAAAGATTGCTCTTGTTAAAGTGTAATCTGTTTTTGAATAGTCAACAGATGGTTCATCTCCATAGAGTTTATAATTTAACCCTCTACCTAGAAATGAAACTTCCTTGGTAATTCTGCCATACATTTCTTTGATTACTGAAAAAAGATTAGAGTTTGCCATAATAGCTAATCTTATCAATTAAACTCTAACAATGCAACTATTAAATTCCTGCTTGAATAGATTGATATTGACCACTAGATTTTATTGATTTTATAGTTGACTTTGACTCCAAATTTCTTATAGCCACCCAAGCTATCCACATAGCAATTAAAATGTCTGGGGTGTGTTGACCTGGTACATAATCTAGCATAGCATCTTTTAGTTTTTCAAAAACTGCTTTTGTTTTTGGGTGTGAGGGGTCTGCTGGCAAAATCCATTGACCGTTTTCAATTCCGACTGCCAATCCGTTAATACCTAGCACTTCATCATACTTCTCGCTTGTTGTTTGAAAGCCTTTGATGGGTAAGGTCGTTAATTCTTTCATATCCATTTGCAGAGAGGCTTGGTAAGCGTTGCTTTCTACAAGAATTAAGTGAGGTTTGATATCATAACCTGCCTGTGCAATGTTTTGTCTAGTAAGTGCTGGCGACCAATTTCCATAAGTGGCGTTCATCATTATAAATTTGTTTTTCCTTGTTTTTCCTAAGCTGAAAATAACCGTTTCATCAGCATTAGCGTCTTCCTTAACTCCCAAATCGACTCCCTGCGTTCTAACTGCAATATCATAAACATCAGTAGCGTCATCATAAGCTGGTATCAATCTCATTCCCTCATCAGCACATTGATCTATCCAGTCTTCCTTGAATAGAGTGTCTTCTTCATTTCTTGGGTCATTCTGATACATTAAGTTGAATGAACGAGTACCGACCTCAATCCTTCTATCATATAAATTTTTATAATCTCTGAGTCCACTCCATAAAACATCAGCTCCCTTATCCATTTCTTCTTTATTGTTATAGTAGAAAGTATCTGCTTGTTTTTTGCCTGTTGCTTCATCTGAAAAAAGAATTTCCTTATATTTATCCCAGAGTTCTTGATTATCTGCCTCTTTATAAATTGCTTTATAAATTTTTTTGAAGTCGTATAATGGGTTTTCTAATAACTCTCTTGACAAATCTTTACTATGAAAAGCAGTTGAAACCCATATCAGCCGACCATTGCTGACTAAGACTGGTAATAAAATATCAGAAAACCATTCTTTTACCTTTTTTCTTTGCTCTGGTGTTTTAGTATTTTCCTTGTTTAATATATCATCACAAATTATGATGTCTGCTCTTTTAGATAAAATAGCACCACCAGTACCAACTGTTGATATTGTCGGGTCTTTTTCTTCTGGTTGACCCGATATTTCGCCCACTCTATTAACAATTATCTCTCTAGCTGACCATTTTTCTGGGAGTTCTGGTTTCAAATTACCAAAAACACTTTGTAATGATTTATTGTTTTCAATAATAGATGAAACTTGGCGCAAAAAAGCCTCTGACTGTGAAGCCGAGTTTGAAACAATAATTATTCTAATTCTTCTGTTTTTTAATATCTCCCACAATGGGTAAACAACTGAAAAACAAGTGGACTTTGAATGCTCTCTGGGAGCAAGAATAACCATTTTTTTGTTTTCTGGATTAGCTAGACGTGAATACCACTCTATTTGATGCCAATTATTTTTGAAACCTAAGACAGAGGACAAAACTCTCGGCGATGATAAAATTTCTTTTCTAATTTTTTCCATCATTCAATCTTTTCTTTAGATAACCAATTTCTTCATCTTTAGACTGATTGATG